ATCTACAGATGACAACTCTTATGACGGTCAAAAACTTAAGTTGCTAGTAGAGGATGAGTCTGGTAAGATACTGAAACCACAAAATATTCTCAACCATTGGCGTGTAGCTAAGACTTGTTTAAAGGTAGGTCGTAGAGTTATAGGTAAGTGTATGATGGGTTCGACTTGTAACTCTGCTAATAAGGGTGGTGAAAACTTTAAAAAACTATTCCAAAACTCAAACGTAGAGCAAAGAGATAAGAATGGTCAGACGAAGACAGGTCTTTATAGCTTATTTATTCCTATGGAATGGAACTATGAAGGCTTTATTGACAGGTACGGTTTCCCTGTGTTTTATACGCCAGAGAAGCCAGTGCTTGGTATTGATGGGCTAATGATTGAGCAAGGCGTTATCGACCATTGGAACAATGAGGCTGAAGGATTAAGGTCAGACCCAGACTCACTAAATGAGTTCTACAGACAGTTTCCGAGAACAGAGTCTCACGCCTTCAGGGATGAAGCGAAAAACTCATTATACAACCTAACAAAGATATACCAACAGATAGACTACAACGACTCTATGATGAGTAGTCAGTTAGTTACAAGAGGTAACTTTAATTGGGCTAATGGAGAAGAGTTCACGGAGGTGTATTTTTCTCCTGATATAAGAGGTAATTTCTTAGTATCTTGGATTCCAAAAAGAGAACTTCAGAATAGAGTAGAAAAAGTAAACGGTTCTTACAGACCATTAAATAATCACATCGGTTCGTTCGGTTGTGATAGCTATGATATAAAAGGAGTTGTAGGAGGTGGAGGTTCTAAGGGTGCGTTATCAGGGCTTACCAAGTATCACATGGAGGATGCACCAACCAACCACTTTTTTCTTCAGTACATAGCAAGACCAAGCACACCAGAGATATTCTACAAAGAAGTATTGAAAGCTATGTGGTTCTACGGTATGGCAGGATTGTTTGAGAATAATAAACCTAGAATGCTATATTATTTAAAAAACAACGGATGTAGACACTTCTCGATTAACAGACCTGACTCTAGGAAGTTGTCACCTACAGAAAAGGAACTGGGAGGAATACCATCATCAGGAGAAAGTAAGTTAGCTCAGTCTGAGGCTTTAGAGATATATATCGAGAAGTATGTAGGTATAGATATGGAGGGCAGATATAGAGAAGCAGGAAGCATGGGTGACGTTTATTTTAATAGGATGCTAGAAGATTGGGCTAAGTTTGATATAGATAATCGAGAGAAGTTTGATATTACTGTCGCATCGAGTTTAGCTGCTATGGCTAATATGGCTTCATTTTATAAATCGGCTAAAACCAAGAATAAAATAAGTGTTAACTTTGCGAAATACGACAACAAAGGAAGAAGAAGTAAAATTTTACAATGAAAGAAGTAGATATTAACATAGGAAAAGCTTTTTTTCCTTCCAACGAGATACCTGAGTCTGAGAAAGATAATCCAGAAACAGGGGCTCAAATAGGTAGGGCTATTGAGTATGAATGGTTTTACGAAGGAGGCTCTACTTCTAAATTTTACAGCCAAAGAAATGAGTTTCATAGAAGAAGGCTGTATGCTAGAGCAGAACAAAGTGTAGGTAACTACAAAGATGAAATAGCTGTTGACGGTGACTTATCACATTTGAACTTGGATTGGACTAATATTCACGTCATACCAAAGTTTGTTGATATAGTTGTTAATGGTATGAGCAACAGGCTTTTTACTGTAAAAGCTAAAGCTCAAGATGCAACATCTATAGAAAAAAGAAATAAGTACCAAGAGAATATAGAAGCAGAAATGGTCGCTAAGGATTTGTTATTTCAAATCCAAGACGATTTCGGCATAAACACTTTCAGTAACGACCCTTACGAGCTTCCAGAAAGTGAACAAGAGTTAACTCTAAGAATGCAACTAGACTACAAGGACTCTATAGAAATAGCAAATGAGTCTGCTATAAATACTATATTCCAAGATAACAAGTACCAAGACCTTAAGAAGAGAGCGGATTATGACCAGACTGTTTTAGGTGTTGCTTTTGCTAAGCAGGAGTTCCGTAAGGGAGATGGAATAAAAATGAGCTATGTTGACCCTTCTGATATGGTATGGTCTTATACTGAAGACCCTAACTTTAAGGATTGTTTTTATTGGGGAGAGGTTAAAACCGTTCCTAAGACAGAGCTAAGAAAAATAGACCCTACACTAGAAGATGAGGATATAGATAGAATAACTCAGTTCAATCAAGCTTGGTACGATAGATACGAGAGAGGTCAGCAAGACCATAATACTATGTTCAGTAGCGACAGTGCTACTCTTTTATTTTTTAACTATAAAATGGACAAGAGGTTCGTTTATAAGAAGAGAATACTAGAAGAAGGTGGTAGTAGAATGATTGAGAGAGAGGGTGACTTTAATGCTCCAGAAGATGTGCAAGAAGAAAAAAACTTTGAGGTTGTAGAAAAAACTATCGAGGTTTGGTACGAGGGTGTTAAGGTTATGGGTTCTGATATCATGTTGAAGTGGGAGGTATCTAAGAACATGATAAGACCTAAGTCAGCTTCACAGAAAGCACTACCTAATTATGTTGGTTGTGCTCCTAGAATGTACAAAGGCTCTATACAGTCCTTGGTTCAAAGAATGATACCGTTTGCTGACCAAATACAGCTAACACACTTAAAGCTGCAACAAGTATCATCTAGAGTTGTTCCTGATGGGGTGTATATAGATGCAGATGGATTGCACTCTATTGACCTAGGTAATGGACAAGAATATAATCCTTCAGAGGCACTTAAGCTTTACTTCCAAACTGGTAGTGTTGTAGGTAGGTCTTTCAATGAGGATAACGAGTTTAACAACGCTAAAGTACCAATACAAGAACTTAATAAGAGCTCAGGTAACACTAAGATATCTACACTTATAAGTCTTTATAATCACTATCTAAACATGATTAGAGACGTGACAGGGCTTAATGAGGCTAGAGACGGAAGTTCTCCTGACCCTAATTCGTTAGTGGGGCTTCAAAAAATAGCAGCTTTAAACTCAAACACAGCCACTAGGCACATACTAGACGCAGGACTAGATATGACTAGAGACTTAGCTGAGGCAGTATCTCTTAGAATATCTGACATAATAGAGCACGCACCTCATCGTGAGGAGTTTGTTACACAAATAGGTAAGAACAATGTAGACTTATTAGACGAGATAAGTCACTTGTACTTACATGACTTTGGAATATTTATAGAAGTATCTCCTGATGCTGAAGAAAGAGAGAAGTTAGAAGCTAATATACAGATTGCACTAAGTAGAGATAGTATTGACTTAGAAGATGCTATTGACATAAGAGAAATAAAGAACGTCAAGTTAGCTAATCAGATGCTAAAACTTAGACGTAAAAGAAAAGAGCAAAGACTTCAAGAAGCAAAAGTAGCAGAGCAACAAATGCAAGCTCAGATTAATCAGCAATCTCAACAGATGGCTGCTCAAATGGCTATGCAGAAACAGCAAGCAGAGACACAATCTAAATTACAACTTGCTAAATCTCAAGCTTTAATTGATATTGAGCGAATGAGAGGAGAGGCATCTGTTAAGTCAGAGCTAATGCAACTAGAGTTCCAGATGAATATGCAACTAAAAGGCATGGACGTTAAATCTCTTACGGATAGAGAGGAAATGAAAGAAAACAGGAAAGATGAAAGGATTACGCTAAACAACGAACAGCAATCAAAGCTTATAGAACAGAGAAAGAAAAACCTTCCACCAGTGGATTTTGAGAGCAGTTATGATTCCCTTGATGGTTTTGGTTTAGAGCAATTTAGCCCTAGATAAGGTATTAAAAATAATACTTAAATTTGTAAAATAAAATTAAATGTAATGGAAGTAAAAAAAGTTGAATCAGTAGAACAGAAGTCTATACAAGAGAAAGAGAAGGAGGTTTTAGAAAATGCTTCTGAAGAAAAGAACGAAGATGATGGTATAGCTAGAGTTGACTTGAGACAGACTCAGGAAAGTGAGGATGACAAAGAAGACCAAGAGATTGCTGAAGATGATGATAAGGAAGTTGAAGAAGGTAATAATGAAAGCGATGATTCATCAGTAGAAGATACTGAAGAAGATAAGGAAAAAGAGGATGACGAAGTTTCGGAAGAAAAAGAGTTGTCCGAGAATGAAGTTCTTGATTT